AAGAATAAACAAACTACATCTAAACACCCCCAAATCACCCCCTAGACACCCCCCTACCGATTCGGGGGGAGAGGGAGGGGTCAGGCTAAGTGACTGATCTAGTTAGGGTTAACCCCTAAAAGTCCCGTAGGGACCGCTTAGAGACCTAATAGAGAAGTCGCTGAGAATTCAAAGAAACCTAAAATTGAAACTACTTTGTGAAAATAGGCTCAAAATTAGAGATATCGGCTTGGTAGTAGTTGTACTTGTAGCTGTAGTAGTTGTAGTTGTAGCTGTAGTAGTTACAGTTGTAGTAGTTGTAGGTATAGCTGTAGTAGTTGTACTTGTAGTTGTAGCTGTCGTCCCATTTACCATCGGAACCCATACAAATGATATGGCATTCATCTGGCAATATGACTACATAAATATTCTTGTATTCAATTAGCTTGCTTTTCTTTTCTTTATTCATTTTTGTCTTTGCTCCTTTAGGTCATTTATTTGCTACCTTTAAGGCTACCGAGGTTTGGGTTTATGAATTTTGATGAATTCCAAACCCCGGTAGAATTTAAAGGTACAAATTTACATTACGTTGTGAGCGAAGCTTAGTCAAGAACTCCAGCAGCCTTGAGCGCTTCACGAGCCGCCTCACGCTGCGACGGCGTAAGTCCCTCGAAAAGCTTGGCCATGCGGGCCACGGCCTTTTCCGGTCCCTGAGCGGCGTTACGAAGACGAACGTAAATCGGCTGATAAACGTTGCTATCCGCGCGTGCCGAGACGAAATCCCAAATTTTGGATTCGTCACCATCAACGCCGGGAAGGGCTAGAGCCCCTGCCTCGTTTTCAGCGGTGCACTTCGTGTAAGACTGGCGATAGACTCGCGTCACGTCGCCAGCCTTATTCTTTGCGAAAACCTCGACGACACGCTGCGAAGTTTTGACGCTGCCGACCTTGATAGCCTCCGACAGTGCCTCAGACGGCTCGAAAGCCACGGCGTCAAGAGTTTCGACGTCCACTTCGCCGATAACCTCTCCGTCCGAATCCTTCAATTCCTCGCGACTGATACTCGACATTTGCTTTCCTTCTTTCTTTCTTTCTCATGCTAACCTCCAGCATCATTGCCGAAGCTTGTAAGCATAAGGTAGGCTCTTTCCCAATCCTGTCAAGGTCTAATTCTATCCTTATACTGTGTTATCTTTACCACTTTGGTTAGGTCCTTAGATCTATCCTGGGGGGTTAAGGTCCAGGGTAGGTCTAGGGGTCTAGGTGAGGATGCGGAGTTTAGACCGCAATCTCGCGCGCGTTTGTCTACTTTTTACTTTTTCCCTTCAATCTCGATTCTGTCGCTGAGCATGTCAAAGAATTCGGCAGACCAAGGCCGGTCTGGGACGCAAACTGATTTGGTAACGAAGTGTGAACCTCGATAGTGGCCGAAGGCAACGTAAACTTTAAGCTTACCCTTTTCTCTAAGCCGGCCGACCTTCCATGCTACCATATCCTATCCTCCTACCCAACATATATGCATCGCCCGTGCCATGAGCTAACTCGTTTAAACATGAGGCCTCGTCTCAATCACTGTCATGAAACCGGACATAATCGGACGTCTGATTATAAGACATGTCCACTTGTTAAGAGTGTAAGGTGTATGAGTGCATGATGCTCAACATATATGAGTATAAAAAAACTTGGGCTATACTGTACATATATGAACGATACCCACCCCCCACCCCTCAATTTTTATGGGTCCCATTTCCCCCCAGGGGGGTCACTGTAGCTATCATATGTGTTTGTCATTTGTTTTCTACTTCAGTTTTAAAAAGGGTCCCATTCAATTAATAATAATCCAAGGTAAACAATTGACCCAAGATGGGTTGAAATGGGGGGTTGACAAAGGGTCCCATCTATCCTATATTCTACGCAGGGTGTACCTTACTATTTATTGGGTCCCATGGCAATTATAACTGAATCCGAGCTAGAAATTCGATTAGGTCACGTTAAGAATACGGCCGGCCGGGGCAATGGTGTCAAAAATATCCCTGATAAACTCCGCGAGATCATTGGATATTCGGCGCATTTTGAAAAGGCTGCGGATGTCGCGGAAAATTTTGGCATTGCTCCAATCACGGCCCATCTCGCAAAAGAGTCTCGATCTCAGCCTGAAGTACATGACAAAATTCAGAAAAGGTTAGAGGCCGTAAAAGATCAGGCTCTAGATAAAATGCTAGCTGCGATGGGCGTAATTACGGATGATAAGATTAGAAAGCTGAGCGTTAAGGGAGCATTATCAGTAGCCAAGAATATGGCAGTAATTGTTGAGAAGACTGGTGAAAAGATTGCCCCACAAGCTAATAATCAAGTCGTTATCTATGCCCCACAACTTAAATCCGAATCTGATTTTACTGATGTCAAGGTAATTGAAAGAGTGGGATAATGGCTAAGGCTAAGGTCAAGATTAAACCGAAGCCGAAACCCAAGCCCAAAAAGAGGAAGAAGCCTGTGCCAATTATCCCAGATCCTAAGCCTGCTGCTAAACCTCTTGTAGAAATCCCTAAACCCCCCGTAATTAATAAACCAGTAGAGGCACCGAAGGTATCAAAACCTGTCGAACCTGAAAAAGGTATGTGCAAACTCACTGGTTTAAATACCAAAGGTTTAGGTTATATTCTATTTAACGCGGATCAGCCCCCTCACCAAAATCATTCAGTTGATTTTACCTGTCAGAATGTTTATCAGATGGAGCAACAATACGGTCGTCATTCAGAAAATTGCTCCCATACTGGCTACTGGTCTTCTACTAAGTGTGGGTGTGTTAAGAAATGAAACGACTTGCTTTAGTATTGCTTCTCTTATTTGCGACAGTAGCCCAGGCCGGCCCGAAGACTTGGCATAAAAGAGGCACACAAGATTCAACCTCTGATGCCTACATAGTTGGATCAACTGCAACGCCATTCGGTCCGGCCAGCGTCTGTATCTTAAATTCTGGGGCTACAAATAATCTCTATGCGACCTTAGATGGCACGACCCCAACTGATACAGACGATACAAAAGTTTTTGCCATCGCGCCGGGCCGTGAATACTGCCTAAATCTTACTAGCTCTGCTACAGCTCAAACTACTGTAACTTTAGTAACTGCTGCCGCCGTATCAACCACCTACATTATTAACGCGGTATCGGTGCAGAATTGAAACGCAAACTTATTATTACGGCTTATCTTCTTTTTTGTTTTGTAGGTACAGCGTATCTACAAAGCAACAATAATAAGATTTTTCCTGTAGCTCCGTCTGCAAGTTCTGGCCCTGCGACAGAATTAGAACCAGGCGTTACAATTTTTACGACTGGTACAGATTGCGTTGCATATTCTGATGCATCTGGAATCCTGCAATGTGATTCATCGAAATTACTGTATGCTGACTCCGGTCTTGGAGATGCAGTATTTGAATTTCGTCGTACCATGTCTGGGGCATCTTCAACTTCTAACTTCTTAAATATTACTGGAACTTTACCAGTAGTTACAGCTGGTGCTGCTCAAGGTATTTTAGCTGAAATTACAGGTTCCGGATCTACTGCATCTGGTGATCGCTATGGAATGCGTGTTAGATTATTACCAGGCTATACTGGTGGATCTAACTCAGTTGCAATCTTTGGCTCACATACTGGTGCGGCAGCTGGAACATTAATTAGTAATAACGTTGCAGTTTTTGGATCTGCTGATTGCACTGGAAACGTTTGCATTGGCGGAGGTGGAAAAGCAGCATCAAACCCAACGGTTGGTGGTATTGGAATGTTGGGTCGTATTGGTGGAGATGGTGGAGGTGCTGGAGATAAATGGGCTGGAGTTTACGGCGCGGCTCAGGGTACTGCGACTCCAACTGTAGCTTATGGTGGATTCTTTAAAATTGATGAATTAACTGGTGCATCTGCCGACGTAGATACTACTGGATTTTTCAATTTTCTAACAGGTAAAGCTGCATTAGGCGCCAGCAATTCTACGACTACAGCCAATATTTTTGAGCTGTATGATAATACTACTCTAGTATTTCAATATGCAGATGGTGGTGCCGCAGCAGTTGTATCTGGAACTTTTGCATTCAACAATGATATTATCTTAAATCTTGGAACTACTGTAGGAGATACCCGGCCAGGTATTTCTTTTAATACGGTTCAGACTGTTGATACGGGAATGCTCTTAACGGGCACGGTATCAAATCATTGGGTAATTGCTGAACGTCAAGATGATGCATTTGATTTTGCACATGCTGCGACTACTGATCCAACTTTATTCGTTCATTCTGCAGCGCAAAGCACAACTCAATGGACTAGTGTTAGTCATGATGGTACTTATGCATTATTTGATACTGGTGGAACAACAACTGCCTTAGCTGTTGGTGGAACTAAAGTATTTGGTGCTATCAGTGGATTTACTGAAAGCCCAGGATGTATTTCAGTGGGCACTGCTGTTGGTGCTGCTGTTGATACGTGGCATTGTAGAGAATCTGCCGCAATTATTCAATTTGGTTCAGATGCAGGAACAGCTACAGCATATGAATTGAAAGGCGGAGATTCGACAACCTCAGGTGTAGCCGGCGCAGCATTTACACTTTCCGCTGGAGACGGAACTGTTGGAAATGCGAATGGCGGAAACCTCAATCTTGCTGGAGGTGCAAAAGCTGGGTCTGGAACAGTAGGTGAAGTGTTGACAACTTTTCCGGATAGTGCGACTGGTGGAGCGGGAGCAAGACTCACTACTACTAACGTTGGAGGATTCCTTGCGCCCGCAGGCAATCCTTATATAGCAGCAGATGGAGATACCTGGAATAATCCAGGTGCCAACGCGATGAATGTTCATCAGTTTACTCTGGAGTACACCCTAAAAGTCACTAAAGTCGTCTTCTCGGTAACAACTGCTCAAGCCGCATCTAATTGTGGGGCAGCTATCTATGATGCTCTGGGCACTACTCGCTTAATTACTACCGGAGCCGTAGTGACTACCAGCACTGGCGCAAAAAGCACCACGTTAGGAACGCCTGTTACTCTGTATCCTAGCGTCTATTGGCTTGGTTTCACTTGCGACAATGGATCCGTAGTTGTGGCTGGAGAATCCATAGCTTCCGTGTTTACTACGCTGGTTAATGCTGATTTCGTAATTACCGGAACAAGCTCTACATCTAGTGCGGCTGGTGTACCGCCTACAACAATTGGAACTGTATCAGGCGGCGCTAACAACGCAGCAATTGTTTGGTTGCATCCTTAATACAGTTGCAGCACAAACATTTACTGGCACTTCTTTTGATAATCGTTCTGCCTTTATTAAAGTCATTTTTTGTAAGAAAACATAGAAGGACAAATGAAATATTTTATTTTAATTTTAGCCCTAGCATTAATTGCGTGTAATCCTCCTACTGCACCTGATGTGACAGTTACTGTAACTCAAATTGTTTCCCTTGCAGATGGTGGAAGACCCGATGGATTTACAAATGGAACTTGTGCAGAAGTAGCTAAAGTTAATATTTCTGCATTCCCTGCATCACTAGCTGTTGGTCAGTCCGAAAGAATTGATGTAACTCCAAAAGATAAAGATAATAAACCTCGTGATCCTGATTGTGATATTAAATCTGGAGTTAAATGGACTCATTCAGATGCTTGCTCAATTAGAGATGAAGAGGAATTTGTAACAACGGTTAAAGGTGAGAAAGTTGGAGATTGCAGAATCGAAGCTTGTGTTGAAGGCAAGTGTGATTCTGAGACTTTTAAGGTTAGCTAATGCTTATCTTTCTCTTAGCCCAAGCTCTTAAAGTTTCAATCGTAGCCGGAGCCATTAATTCTCTTGGCTCCCAAGATTCCTATATAATTGCGCCGACCGCATCAATCTCCGTTTATGGTGAGACTTCAGAATATAATTATACTCCTGATCTAAACGTTCGGGTAGATTTATCGTCATTGCCCGAAAGTGATTTGGAGGTTACTAATGCACGAAGTTTCAAAAGCGTTGAATTCGAGGCCGGCCTTGAACAAGGCATCCCGGCAATCTATCCAAAACTTTATTTGGGATTTGGAATCGCTTCGAGATTACCTGGCGACGACCAACCACGAGTTAATGCTGCAAAATATTTTACGGGCGGAGTTAGATTCTCCACAAAAAATAGAGCATCATATTTATATGTCGGCGGTGGACCAGACCAAAGATTAGACCCCAACGGGCTTTATGTTTTTACTGGACATATCGTAGGTATGGTAAAGCTTTATAATTACAAAGATGCGAAGCTTTCCCTTAAAGGAGACGCAATTCTCGGTGGCCAATCCTCACTCATAAGAGTAGGAATCGTCGTTGGGATTTAAAAATATTTTACTACGTCAAGTAGGGAAAAGGTACAAAAACGTGGATTTCCTAAAACGTAATAAGATGTGGGTAGGTTTAGTTTTCGGACTAGTCGGTGTCTATGTCTGGAACTTTGGCTGTCCTGGTTTAGAAACCCATTGTGCTAGATTTAGCATACTAATGACGAACTTAGGTTCATTCTTAACCGGGGCTGGTATCTTAGATTCAGATTTTAGGCAAAAAGTTGCACAGGGCATGGTCGATAAGACTACTTTAAACAAACTTGCACAGGAGCAAGAAGCTAAAAAGAACGGGGAGAACTAGAATGTCTGCTGCTTCAGATTTTGAATCGAAACGTTTTGGGCTGACTACACCTGGCGGCTCGACTCAGGGTATTGAAGGAGCACTTTTAGCTTCTTCAGCTGGTACGAGTTTAGCTATTACCAATTATCTTCATAGAGTCTCTGGTACGGCTGCCCAAGTTTTAGTTGATCTGCCGTATGAAGGCTTCGCTGGAACTATTGCTTTAATTCCTACTGGCATTTTCACTGGCGCGACTGGTGGAGTTGCCTCTGGAAACTCTAAGGCAATTGGTCTGGCATTTACTGCGGTTGTTGGTAAGGTACTTTTCCTTACTTATGTACCATCGCAGGGACTTTGGTATCCGAGCTACACTTCGTAATTAAAATGTTGGAATGGAGACCAAACCCGGGCCGGCAAGAAGAATTTCTTAGCTTGCCCGATGATTTCTTTGAAGCGTTTTATGGCGGAGCCTTAGGTGGTGGAAAAACCGAAGGCTTAGTAATGCTTCCAATTACTCGTGGTTTCCATCTCAACAAACATTACAATGGGATCATTTTTCGGCGTACTTTCCCCCAACTTGAGGAACATGTTATCCCTAAGACAAGAGAATATTATCCTCTTGTTGGGGGCAAGTACAACGAAACTAAACATATTTGGTACTTTCCATCCGGAGCTACACAACGTCTAGGCTACATTGACTCGGATGCTGACGTTTATAAGCATGATGGTGCTGCATACAACTATATTGGATGGGACGAGCTAACCCACTTTACCGAACGTATGTATACGTACCTTTCAACACGTTGCAGATCAGCACACAAACAAACTGGATTACCAACCATTATGCGCTCGGGATCAAACCCGGGCGGAGAAGGTCATGCGTGGGTAAAAAAGCGTTTTATTGATCCGTCACCAGATGGACGAACCCCTATTCATTATAAAGTAAAGGGACATCTGGTCTCGAAATCAATTTTTATTCCTGCTAAGATGCAGGATAATCCTAAACTTCTTGAATCAGATCCTAACTATATAAATCGTCTCCGTATGTTAGGCGAACGTGAGTATGAAGCTAAGGCAGAAGGAAATTGGTCAGCATTCGAGGGCCAGGTATTTCCTGATTTCAGAGAACATCGTTACAAAGACGAGCCATTAAATGCTTTACACGTAATTGATCCATTTACAATCCCTGAATGGTGGCCTCGTATTGCCGCAGGCGATTGGGGATTCGCTGCAAATACATGGATTGGCAAAGCTGCAATATCTCCCGACATGCGAGTATTCATCTACTATGAATATTGTCAGAAAGGGAAATATATTTCTGAGTGGGCTGCTGACTTCAAACGTGATCTTGGCAAAGAGCAACTTAAAACTTTTGAATTAGATCCTTCTGCCTGGAATCAACGCGGAGATGAAGAGACGATTGCACAACAATTCCAAAAGCATTCAGGAATAATGCCACACCGGGCCGATAATGATCGCGTTGGCGGAAAAATGTTACTTCAGGAAATGCTACGTTGGAAACCGCGGCCTCCAAAATATATCCCTCCTGAGGGTTATAATTTAGAGACAGCGAATCGTATCATGCGTATTTATGGGCCAAAGCGTTTCAAAGAATATGAAAGTATTTTTCAACCTGATCCGCCTGAAACAAATATCCCAAGGCTTCAAATCTTCGCTAATTGCAAAGTTTTAATCGACACGATTCCAAACTGCGTATACGACGAAAAGAACAAAGAAGATATCAAAGAGTTTGACGGAGACGACCCGATTGATGGCTGCCGTTATCTAATGAAGGCTGTTGATCGTTACTTAAACGGTTTGGATCGAGAAGCTGAGAAGCACAAAGAATTGGCGAGGATTTTGCAAGATGTTGAATCTACGGGAAATCAGTTTGCATTTTATCAACAGATGGAAAAGTTCGAAGAAAAGAGATTTCATCGAGGTGGAGTCAAGCTCTATCACTAATGAAATGCTTTTTGAAAAGTTGGAAGAGATTATTCATCTTCTAAAACCTGTTAAAGATGCAGTACCCGTACAGCATGGTGAACAAAAGCCAATTGATGCTTTTAGATTTAGGACGCAAGGCCAAATAAGACACGTTTTAGAAATGCAATCACGTAAGAAAGCTAGAGAACGATAATGGATTATCGTGATTTAATGTGGAGTATGGGCGGGCCGGCCCAGGCTTTTCAAAACGTTGATGCACATCGAGCTGGAATTGCACAAGATCCACGTTTATTTGGAATGAGCCAGCAAGAATTATCACCAATTGATCGTTATATGCAAATGGCTCAATTTGGTGAACAGTTTGGACCTAATGCGCCTTGGTATAAAAGAGCAATTGCTCCTGGAGTTGGTTTAGTCGGTGCTGGTGCATTAGGTATGAATGAACTTTCCAAATCCGTGCCTGGTGTTCAAAATCTTTTAGCTAATATTACGGGTGATCAGTCGTTCGTTCCGGATCAAACGTCTTCAAATCCTTCTTTTGGTAACTTTATGTCTGGTATGTCTGGTATGTTTGAAGGTATGGCACCGGGTTTATTTAGATGAGTATTGTTAATCTCCCCCCGGTCGAAGAAGTTGAAGCTTTAGCACAGCTTTCTAAAGAAGAGCTTGCTCTACTTAAATATGAAGAGGATTATCCAGAGGATTTACGTAAAGCTTTAAGTGATATTATCTCTGATCTAGAAAAACAGCAGAAGACGATTCGCCAAGCTAATATCATGGAGTGGAAAAAAAATGATTATTACTGGCAGAGTCTTCAAAATATTTTCTTCTCTGAAGCTGCAAATGATTGGCGACCGTTTGAAGATGGTGTCGAAGACGACGATAGTAATATGTCTGCTAACGACATTGGCCGTGTTATCAACGTTTATCGTTCTTATGGCGAATCAATCATTGCTGGTCTTTCTGCTACTTTACCTGGTGTACGATTTGCTCCTGATAATGCTGACAATCCTGATGATATCTCTACTGCGAAAGCCTATGGAAAAATCGCCAATTTAATCCACATTCATAACAATGCATCATCGCTTTTCATAAAAGCTTTATTTATTTTATTTAACCAGTCATTCGTTGCAGCATATAACTATCATCACACTTCACCAGAGTATGGTACGGTCAAGACTCCTAAAACAGTTGAGACCGAGCAAGAAGTTGCGCATGAAGTTTGTCCCAACTGCGGCGAAGCCCTTGATGAAGTAGAAGATGATGTATATTCAGAAGAAAGTATCACAAAGACGTGCCCAACTTGTATGCAGATGGTCACGCCTGAAATTATTAATCAAACTGAAAAAGTCTTAATTCCTACTTATGAAGATTATCCCAAATCTCGAGAAATCATTGAGCTTTATGGCCCAATGAACGTACAGGTTCCCTTTTATATTTCAGATATTAAGAATACGCCATACTTAATCCTTGAGTCGGAACATCATGTCTCTCTAGCAAAAGCTTTGTTTCCACATCTTGACAAAAAAATTACAGCTGAAAATTCTTATTCATCGTATGAGCGTTGGGCCCGGCAGCCGAGCGAAGCGTTTGAAACCCAATCATTAGATTTGGTTACGTTTAGACGTATTTGGCTCCGGCCTTGGGCATATTGGATGCTCCAAGACAATGCAATGCGGGAGGAATTTCAGGAAAAATATCCTAACGGAGTATACATTCTATTCCTAAATGATTTATTCGCAGAAGCGTGCCCGGAAAATATGGACGATCATTGGACTATTTCACAAAGCCCAACGAGCACCTATATTCACGCGGCGCCCATTGGTCGAACCTTGATTGATATTCAAGAGATGACCAATGATATGTACAATCTAACTTTGCGAACGATTCTTTATGGAATCCCTATGACATTCGCTGAAGCTAACGCGATTGATTGGGATAAATTCTCAGAAACTCCATCTGAACCTGGTATGGTTTATCCTGCCAAAGTTCAACCCGGCCAAAATCTCACAGGAATGTTCCATACAGTTAAAACTGCTACTTTGTCTCGTGAAGTAGATTCATTCGGTGACAGATTAACTCAGGCGGGCCAATTCGTTTCTGGCGCATTTCCTTCAATTTATGGTGGCAGCTTAGAAGGCGGCTCTGGAACCTATAAAGAGTATGAATCTTCACGTAACCAGGCTCTACAACGTTTGAGTTTGATTTGGAAGATGCTCAATATTTGGTGGAAAGATACTACCTTCAAGGCTTGCAAAGAGTATGCTCGTAATCTACAATTTGATGAGTCGTATGCTCAACGTAATGGCAATTCTTATATTAATGTTTGGATCAAAAAAGCTGAATTGCAAGGTCGTGTCGGAGAAGTAGAAGCTGAATCGTCAGATCAATTTCCAATTTCTGACGCTCAGAAGCGCAGTCTCGTTATGGAATTTATTAACGGTGGAAATGAATTCATTGGTGGAATTTTACGACACCCAGAGAATATTGGGTCAATCGCACGACTCGTTGGAATGGGACAGCTTTATATCCCTGGTGATGACCAGAGAAATAAACAACTCGTTGAGAATCTACAATTAATGGTCTCGGCTCCGATGCCGGGCCAGGAATTTGATTCTGAAACTCAACAACCCATTATGGTCTCATCCGTTCCAATCGAAGAAGTAGACGTAGACGAAATTCATTCAGAAACAGCGCAGGCATTTTTAGTCTCAGATTCAGGCCAGTATCTTAAGCAATCTAATCCAGAAGGTTATCAAAATGTGATGCTCCACTTACAAGAGCATCAAATGCGTATTCAAGAAAAAGCTATGCAAGCTGCATTGCAGCAAGCACAAATGGAGAATGTAAATGGCGGAGGAAAACCTTCCGACAGTCAACCCCCCAAACAGTCCTGATTTTGATGGGGTTTCAGGCAAAGAAGCGGACATTTTAAATGCAGGCGAGACCTCGGAAACGTCTGAAGATGAAACTCCGCCAGATGAAAATGAAGAGACCGTAGAAGAAACTGAGGAATCTGATGAAAAACCTGAAGTAACCGATGAAGAGGAATCAGAAGAGACTGAAGAGTCTGAAGACGAGGAGAAAGAATTATCACCAAACACTCCTCCATTCAATCAGTTACGTAAAGAATTCCCCGAAGTTTTTAAGAAGTATCCTCAGATTCAAGCGAATTTTTTCAAGGCCGAAAAGTATGCAGAGTATTTCCCAACGGTAGAAGATGCAGAAACGGCCGCGCGTAAGTCTGAAATTTTTGATACATTTGATGAATCTGTAACCCAGGGTGAACTTGGGGAAGTTATTAATGCGATTAAGAGTACCAATCCCAATGCTTTGACTAAGGTCGCCGATACGATTTTGCCAATGCTTGGTGAGGCCAATCCGCAATTATATATCAGGGCGATAAATCCTGTATTCCGTACTCTGTTGCAGACAGCGGTAAACAAGGCTGGAGAGATTAAAGACGATAATCTGAAGAATGCCGCGATTGTAATGGCAAACTTCATTTATGGGCCGGCCGGGATTCCAAAGGAAGATCCGGCTACAATGTATCGAGAAGATCCTAAAGTAAAACAGCTTGAAGATGAACGTAACAATTTAGTGATTCAGCAAGCTAGCAACTTTGAATCTTCAGTCAAAGAAGATACTTATAAATTGCTAAAGGCTGAAATTGAAAAAGATTTAGACCCTGAGAATAAGCTTACTCAATTTACAAAGAATAAATTAATTGAAGAAATTATCGTAAGTACAAATCAAAGAATTGCAAAAGATCCTGCATCAAAGAAATTATTTCAGTCGCATTGGGCAAATGCTGCCAAAAATGGTTTTAGGGATGATTTAAAGCCTAGTATTAAACGCGCGTTCCTAGGCCGCGCTAAAATGATACTCCCCGGAATCAAATCTAAACTGTATGCAGAAGCAATTGGCACAGTGCCTAAAGTAAAAGGGAAGACGATCGTACCAACTAACTCAGCGCCATCACGTACTAAGTCTAAAGTTATTACACCTAAGGAAGCAAAGCAAAAAAGACTTAGCGAGATGGACATTATTAATGGAGCCTAGGCCATGGCGTTAACTGAATCTCAAGTAGTCGCAAACGAAATGGAGCGAGTTCGGCCAAACGTGCCGACTCTCTTTGATTTCGATGACACGTTTTTCTCGACAATCGAGAAACGTGATGTAGAAAAAGTCTCTGCCCGGGATATGAGAATTCCTCTCGAAGTACGGCCGGGCGGCCGCTTTGGAGGTTTTGATTCAAACGGCGGAGATTTGGGACGCGGTTCGGGACCAACCTTCGACAAGGCGGTCATCTCAACTATTGACATGCGTCATGCTGTTGAGTGGACCAAAAAGTCGGATTGGGCTACCGATGATTCGAGAAAGGCCGTAGTTCAGACATTCCGACATTTGCTTGCAAAGGCTATGGCGGAGTTCCGACGCAACGTTGACTCCTCAGCTATGACTGATGGTACTGGAGTTTTTGCTACCGTTTCCGCAGTTTCGACTGCGGGTGGCAAAGATACGATTACTGCAAACGCGGTAGGCGATGGCTTTGGCGTTCGCTTACTTCGTGACGACCATACGTATTCGGTGTATAACTCAACTCTTACGACTCGTCGGGTTTTTACTGGTACTCCTGCAAACGTACCAGCGGGCGAGGCGCCTATCGACCTCTATGATCTACAGAACAAACAGGTACGTTTCAACGGTACCGCTGCTGGCTTAGTAGCCGGGGATAAAATTGTTGTTTCCGGCCCAACTTCGACTCCTCCTGTTTGGGTCTTTGGCGTACCTTATCACCACAACGCGGCTTCAACGGGTACGTGGCTTGGTTTAAATCGCGCTGATGTTCCTGCTATTCGTGCAAACCAAGTTGTTGCTGGTGGAGCGTTTGCTCTACCTTTTGCTCGTTTAGCAATCAACAAGATTGGTGATCGCGTTGGTATCAACCAGATTCGTAAAACGACCGCATGGATGCACCCTTGCCAGAAACAAGCGTATGAAGAAGTTGGTCAGCTAGTTTCCATTATCCAGAAACAGGCCAAGGAAGAAAGCCTTGATCTTTATTTTGGTGATGGTTTACAGATGGCTGGCGCGCCTGTTAAGACTTCGTATTCTTGGGACAAGACTCGTATTGACTTCGTTGTGAATGAAGTTTGGGGTCGTGCAGAAATGCACGCTGCTGACTTCTACGAGACTCGTGATGGCAAGCGTATGTTCCCACTTCGTGGTGGATCAGGTGGTATCGCAGCCGCTGAAATCTTCTACATTGTGGCTAGCTTTAACTTCTTCGTTTCCAATCCTGCGGTTTGCAGCTACATTTCTGGTCTAACGATTCCGACTGGTTACTAATCGCGTTGGTTTGGCCGTTCCAATTAAAAACGGCCAAGGTTGATTTTATGCCACTAAAAAAGGGTTCGAGTCAGAAGACAATTTCTAGCAATATTAAAGAATTGCAAGCGTCTGGCCGGCCTCATGATCAAGCTGTTGCAATTGCTTTATCCCAAAGTCGTCGTACGAAAAAGAGAAAAAAGTAATGGAGTACTACAAGATCATTAATAAAGAATTGGTAAAGAAGTATGGTAGAGATACAGAGCTTTCTTTACCGATGTATCGCTTAGTACAGAATACTAAAGCTTTAACAGAAAAGAGACAGGGCAAATATTCTGTCTTCTATGGTCATATTTTTATTCGCGAAGAAGTTGGCGTAATCGAAGTCCCAAAGTACAATTATATCCCTGAAGATCATTGGATTCTTGAAAAATTATTTTACACAAGTAATACTGAACTTACGACTCGTCATACATATGAGCCCCTTTGGGCTTTCATAGATCCTAAAACTGGTGGATACCAGAAACCTAATTTGAATGCTGTACTCTTTCTTATCGAATCCGCATTGAAGGGTCCACAATCGCAACTCTCCGATGAAGAACGTATGCAGAAAGAATACGAGAAATTCTATGAGTTGTTAGGTGGGAATCCAACTCAATCTGACGCCCTGCATTCGCAGGAAGGTGTATCTCTAGCCGGACTGAATATTCCAAGAGGGTAAAATGGAAGCAAGTGAATTTCCCGTATCTGCTACGGTTATCTCTTTTCTACCATATGACGTTGCAGAACCCAAGCCAGGCTTATTGCCTTCGGTATTCTTAATTCCTAAGGCAACAGAAAAAGATGATTTCACGGTAACTCATATTACCGATTGCATTAATCACGTTCCAACGCTTGATGGCCATAGCCTCTCACGTATGATCTCTGGTATTGAAGTCGCCGGATCAATTGCACGCGATCATATCATGGGAACGCATGGTGTCTCTGAAGATGCTTATCCTGGAATCAAGGCGATTTCAGGTAAGCACGATAAAGAGAGTATCAAAAAGAATTTTCCCGATCTACTAGAAGGCTTACTTGCGGCCCAAAAGCGTTGGTTCGTAAACATCGTTAAATTAGCTGACGACGTTTGGTCTGATCCTAATGCTCGTGGAAGGCAACGTTCAATCTCTGATCTACAGCGTTTTGCCGCTAAATATTTAGGTTTGAATCGTGAATATCTAACTGCTGTAGTTGCAAACCTTGTAGCTTGCTTTGCGTGCGGCTATATGATTCCATCTTCAGCTTTAATTTGCTTGAACTGCAAAACAGAGATTAACCCGTCCGGCCTCAAAGCCTATCGTGATTCATTATCTGTTGTAGCTTTAAAAGCCGCTCAACCAGTATCTCAAGGAACTAAGTAAATGCCTTTAGCTTCTATAGCTCTTGACGAAGCAAGATTCTTACTTAATGACGTAGGAGCAAAGCTGTATACAAATACAGTTTTATTGCCTGCGCTTAAGAAAGCTTATCGGGAATTACAGCAGCAATTAGTAGATAATGGTGTATCTGTAGCGCGTGAGCAAACTGCTGAAATTGAAGTACCTGCAAATACTATAGAGATATCTATTGGAGCTGGTGCTAACGATCTTCCTGAAAATTTACTTTATCCGATCATGGTTCATGAGAAATTCCAAAATGAATCAGATACTGAATACAGAAAGATGGAAGAGAGGACATGGACTCCTGATTTAACTCCATCTGATAGACTTCAATATTGGTCGTGGCGTGAATCAAATACCATGTTTTTCATAGGTGCAGTTGGAATTGTTGAGATTAGAGTTAGATATTGGGGTAGTTTATCGGTAATTGCTGATGAAACTACAAACATTCCAATTCTAGATTCTGAAACATTTCTAGCTGCACGTACTGCTGCTTTGGCTGCATTCTCAATTGGTGGAAATGCTGAAAAAGCTGGTACTTTGTCAGGCGATGCTAATAGTGCTTTAGAAGTTTTAATTTCAACTGCGGTAAAAAATAGACAAGCTTTACCTGTAAGACGTAGACCGTTTCGTGCATTTCGTTATGGCAGTCGCTTATTTTGGCGATCATAAGATCGCTGGCCTAACGGCTGAAATAGGAGAATAAAATGGGTAATGGATTTCCGGCGTATGGTGGTCAAAAGAATTTATGGGCTTTTCTCCACGGATTATTTGACAACCAAGGTGCATTAAGTCTATTAGGCGTTGGTGGAGTTGAGCTTTTTTGGGTAGATCCAGTTAATGGAAATGACCAGGGAAGTGGGGCTTCTCAGGGAGTTGCTTTAGCTACAATTTCACAAGCGCTAACTCTTTTAGAAGGTCGGTCCGATCTTACAAATGCTTATATTCTGCTAGGGCCGGGCCAGTATGATGAAACCGTTACGATTCCACGTACTTTATCCGGGCTAACAATTATCGGATATCGTGGTCGTGGATCAGCGTATATTGAGCCTACTACTGAAGATGCTGGTGGTATGGTTGTAAACGCTGACGATGTTACTTTAATTAACGTTGGTGTTGCTGGTGAAGATGAAACTTCAGCGGTTGCACTAACCGTAACGGGATCACGTTTCCGCGCGTATGGTTGTAAGTTTGAGGGTGGTTTAAGACAGGTATTAATCGGGCCCGGCACGGTAGCTACAGAAGCTGCTGATACCGAAGGAAGAGGCGGAGACGCTCTATTTGAGGATTGCGAAATTTGTTGGGGTACAGAAGGAATTGTACTTCAAGGCACAGATTTCGGGGGTGCAACTCAAATCTATATTCGTGGATGCAGATTTCATGATCTAACCGCAGAATCAATTGGTGAAAATGTTGGCTCTGGTGGTTCGGCTGCTGTCACGTTCTTTGGCTTGAATGTACAAAATTGTATTTTTGAGAATGATGAGGCTGGTACTGCTCCAACTAAGTGGTTTTCATTAAATGGAAACAATGCTAATAGTGGAGTTGTTGCTGGAATTCAAATGCCTAGTGCAATTAACTCTGGCAAGAATCTAGTTTCAACAAAAGTAATTTGGGTAGGTAACTTCCACACGGGCGGTATTTCAACGGCGCAGCCTAGCTAAATTTTTGGGGGGTTAACAGCCCCCCAAATTTTAAATCATGGAATCTCAATTAATCGACGACTTTGGTGGCGTTTATAAGAATATAGACAAGAATCTTGTTCCGCCTAATCATTGGATTGATGCTTTAAATATACAATTTATTGATTCGTCTATTCAGTCCCGACGTGGTTTTATTTTAGAATTCCCGATTGCTGATATTTTACGTGTTAAACGTTACGAGATTCCTGGAGAAGATGACCATGTTCTCGTTCTAACAACTGGTGGTACTTTATATGATGCTACAGTAAGCGTAGTCACTCCTATTCTTACAATTGTTGGAATGACTGATTTTGCTGCGGTATCATTATATGGTCGGGCGTATATTTCTCCAAATGATGGTATCGAGGGTTTACAAGATACTCCTTTATATGTTTACGACCCTAGCGTTGCAGCAACTGCACGTATTGCAGCGGGTGATCCACCTAGTGATTTTGAATTAACTGTTGCAACTTTAACTCCAACTGTTGCTCTTGCCGACGTAGTTGCACCTGTGGCGCCGGCCAATGGTGCATTAACTTTAACTACATCACCCTACATTCCACCTACACCATCTACTCTTAAATTCACACAAACTGGTGGTGCTGTAACTGGATTTACTTTAGTAATTGTAGGAAAAGATGCGGCAGGAGAAGCTCAAACTGAAACTTATGTAAATAAAGTAAAGAGTGCCGGCCCGACAACTTTTACCACTTTTGAGATTTGGTCTGAGATTACATCTGCTACAATCTCTGCACTTGCTGGTGCTGGTGGTACGTTCAAAATTGAAGTAACTGGTAAGCCGCCCGGAAAAATCGAAAAAGGCTATCATATTATCGCAATTGCATATGAGACTGAATCTGGTTTCATCACATCGCCCGGTCCGGCCACTGCAACTGGAACTAACTTTGCTGTATTTTTAACTACTAAGGCAGGTCGAGCATTAACTGTTTCAGGTATTCCTGCTAGCCCTCCTGCTGGTACGACTAAAATTCATATTCTTTCTTCGAAAGCAATTGTAAAGAGTCGATATTCTGGTGATCCAAATCAATATGAATTATTTTTCATTCCTGATACGTCTGGTGGAATTATTCCTGTTGGGCAAACTTCTGCTACGATTAACTTCTTTGATGCAGACCTCGTTGATTCAGCAGACTTCCTTAAAGATAACATGTCGCAAGTCCCCGCTGGAGTCGCGTTATTATCAACATCTACGGGCCGGCTTTTAATCTGTGGTTTAAATTCTACTTCAGTAGTTGGCGATGCTGATAACGATGAGCTATCTAATAACACTGTAATCTTTGCTTCAAAAGGTGGCGAGCCTGAAAGTTTTTCTAAGACTGATGGATTCGTAATTATCAAACCTGGTGGGGAAGGTCTTAAAAATTTAGCAGAATATCGCACTCTTATTTATGCATATAAATCAAATAGAACATATGTCACGCAAGATAATGGTGACTTACCTAGTACCTGGGAAGTCGATGGAATCGACAATTCAATTGGAGCAGAACCGCATTCAGTTAGCGTTTCTCTTGGCTCTGATTCAGCACAACAGGATTTATTATTCGTTGCCTCCCGTTCCGGCCTATATCTCTTTACCGGAACGTATGGGGATTTACCACTTTCTTGGAAAATTAAAGAAGTTTGGGATGGTCTTGCAACAGGTAATTTTAGGTTTGTAGAATTAGCAGTTGATCCACAAAATAAAGTAATGTTAATTTTATTACCTGGTAATCCAGATATAGATGGCCCAACGTTAATCTATATGATGGATTATTCTCGTGGATTAAATTGGGATACCGTTAGATGGTGCCCATGGGAAGTTTACAAACCAACACAAGGTGAGCCTTGCGGTGGAGATGAAGAGCCTGAATGTGATCCTACTCCTATTGCAATTGCACCAACTTCTATCTTTTCTTCCATTGAATCAAATTTAGAAGCTGATGCTACAAGATTCCATCTTGGGTCTAGTGATGATAATGTTTATTTCTTCTCATTAACACATACTCGATATAATGATAGCCAAGATGATACTGGTATTGATGCATTCTTCCGAACCTATCCTGGCTCATTTTCTCAAGTTGGTGGTGTAACTCAAGTTACTGGATTTAGATTAGAAGTACAAGGTCCATGTACTTTATTAGTTGCTTTAATTGGCCCAGAAGATACAGTAGTTGAGTCATTTCCAAGTATTGATATACCAAGCCCCGCGCGGGCTAATATTTTAGAAAAAATAAATTTCGTAGAAGATGAAGCTAGTATTTCTCTAATAAAAGATAATGCATTAGATTCTAGATTTATTATTTCTAAGATGTGGATTTATGGTCAAGAAATTTGGACTGAGAGACCAGCATAATGGCATTAAAAAACGAATTAACCATTACTGGTTTACTCAATCGAATACCACGTAAAGAGTCTACGCTTTATGATTTACTCAATGCGATGATTAAAGAGATTGATGGAGTTGATAATACTCTTGAAGATGTAAGTAAATTATTAGCATCATTTGTCTCAGCGTCTGGCGGTATTAATGGAGTTGTAAATATTTACGTGGTTATGAAACGGGTCTCTTTGAGAATTTAATGATTATTCTAGACCGGGCCGAAGATTTAAGTGTACCAGATGCGGGGGAATATTTAGATTTTCTTTTAGGCGGAGCCTCAGTTTCTACGTTAACATTTCTAACTTCTTTCGTAGAATTTAATGATCCACAACAGGAAATTTCACCAGAGAATCAATCTGGAACTTCAAATGGAACAACACCAGTAGTAATTTTAAGCCCACCTTCTGATACCGCGTTAACGAGACAGCTTAAATCTTTAAGCATTTATAATCCTAATGCTGCTTCAACAACTGTAACGGTTCGATTTGTTGATGACGTAACGACGAGAATTATTTTAAAGACTGTATTAGATTTAGATGATACGTTACAATACAATGATGGCGAAGGCTTTAGAGTAATTGACAAAGATGGAAATATTAAAATTATTACGGCCCCTTTACCCCTTGAAATCAATAAACTTGCACAAAGCAATCCATCTGCTGCTACCTTAACTGATGCTTATACCGTTCCAACTTCTACGCAATTTAGAGGAAAGGTAATCGTAGTAAATCGTTCTTCGACTGCAACTAGCTTTAGAATTAGTTTAGCGCCTAATGGAGCTGCGGATGCAAATTCACAATATATTGCTTATGATGTTCCTATTAGTGGCAATAACGTTTATGAATCCTCAGAATTCTTTATTGACGCTGCGGACGTAGTTCGAGTTTATGCAACTTTGGCTACCCTAACATTTAATATTACTGGTATAGAACGTGTCTAATAGCTTTGCATTATTACCGAAAGAAATTGTAGTAGACGATCAGACCAATCCATCTGCTACTACTTTAACGGACGTTTATACTGTACCTAGCGGTAATACTTTTGAATTTATTGTTACCGTGGTTAATCGTTCTGCAATAGCTACATCGTTTAGATGGAGTCTAGCAATTGGCGGTGCTGCTGATTCTAATGAGCAATACAAAGCTTATGATACACCAATTACTGCAAATGACATATATACATCTGAAAAATATTTAGCAAATGCTGGTGATGTTATTCGTGTCTATGCTACGTTGGCTACTTTGTCCTTTGGAATAAGTGGTAAATTACGTGCCCAATAATTTTGCTTGGTTTGCTTTAACAATTCGTAAGCTACAAGAAGCAGTTGCCGCAGCTATTACTGCACCAATTGTTACGTCTGATATTGGTGATGCCCAGGTTACTTATGCTAAAATACAAGATGTATCTGCCGCATCAAAATTATTAGGTAGAGGTGATTCTGGCGCTGGTGATGTACAAGAAATAGCGTTAGGTACTAATTTATCAATTACTGGCACTACGTTAAATGCTTCTGGTGGGGGATCAACTCCAACTGGCACAGGATTTAGACATATCACGGCAGGAGCTGAAGATGCGGCAGCAAAATTAGTAGATACTGCTGATATTAATAACGATCAGGTTACGTTTGGTAAGATACAAAATATTTCTACTGCTAGAATTCTTGGGCGTACAACTGCTGCTTCTGGAGATATTGAAGAATTAAGTGCTGGCTCTGGTATTTCTATTGCTAGTGGCCAAATTGCATCTTCTATTACTCAATATACCGATGAATTAGCTCAAGATGCGATTGGTAATATTTTACTTGATACAGCTACAATTGATTTAGTATATGATGATGCTACCCCTACTATTTCTGCCAATGTCATTGATAATTCTATTTCGAATGTTAAACTGGGAGATATGGCCCAAGGTACAATTAAAGGCAGGGCAGTTGGTGCCGGAACTGGTGATCCTACAGATTTAACAGCAACTCAAGCTACTGCAATTTTAGATATTTTTACGTCAGCCTTAAAAGGTTTAGTTCCTGCATCAGGTGGTGGCACTACTAATTTCTTACGTGCTGATGGAACGTTTGCAGCGCCTCCATCTGGTTCAGGTTCTGCTACAAATATTGAAAAAGATCTCGGCTCAGTATTGGCTACTCAGGGGCATTTTACGATTACTGATGCATCCATTTCTCCTACATCTAAGATTCTAATTTCTCAAGCTAATGGTCCCTATACGGGCAAAGGCACCAGGGCAGATGAAGCAGAAATGGATTTAATTTCTGTTATTGCATATCCTGGAACTGGCTCGGCCCGAGTTTATTGGAAGGTTCAGGGTTATGTTTCATCCGTTCCTGAGCGATGGTCTAGAACTGATAGATTATCTATAACTTTAGCTTCAGCTAATAATCCGGCGGATGATTTTAGAACCCGTAATTTTGCACGACCAATTGGCCTGGTTCGTGGTAACGTTAAATTTAATTATATGGTGCTTTAATGGCTGTAATTGAAGGCGGAGTTTCTGCTAGCCTTACTGAAGTAGGCGTAGGCGCTGCTGTACCATTACATATTACAGCTAAACCTATACCCTATGGAGCTTTAGGACATTATAGACTTCAAGTTGTAACTGGTACATTAGCTGCTGCCTTAGCTGCTAATGCTGTAGTGTTTTCTGCGCGCTGGGGAGATGCAACTAGATTAGCTATTATTACAAAATTAAAAACTAGATTTTTACCATTAACGCCATTTACTGCGGCAACCTTGACAGATCATACAAGTTTTGATGGTGTTATTGGTAGAACATTTACTGCATCACATACTGGTGGGACCGCATTGACGCTTACTGGCAATAGTTTTAAAATGCGAGCTTCAATGGGTACTACATTATTTACTGATCTTAGAATTGCTACTACTGCTGCTCTAGGCGGTGGAACGGTTACTTTAGATCCCCATCCATTTGCTCAGAGTATTAGAAAAGGCAATAGAGTAAACCCAGCAGCAGCTACAGAAGAAGTAGTTATGCCATCTATGGATGGTATGGAAATGGATTTTGATATGGGTGGTGGGGACCATCCAATTGTCTTAGCTCAAAATGAAGGAATCGTAATTCGTAATCGTACAGTCTGGCCGGCTGCAGGTACGGGCATTTTAACTGTTCAAATGGCTTGGGCTGAAGTAACAGCTTTTTAGGAGAAAAATATGGGTTTCTTTGATTTCTTACAAAAAATTACCCCAGGCGGTGGTAATCCGCTAAAAATGCTAAATCCTGCTACAGCTGGATTTGGTGGTGGAAGCCTGCCTGGTGCAAATCGTCTTCCAAATCCATTTGGTGGTGGCAATGGCGCTGCAATGTCTGGAATGGGTGGATATGGCCGGCCTGAACAAATGATGGGTGGCGGACAAATGGGACAAATGGCTTCAGGCATGCCTGGATCACAAATGGGTGGAATGAGAGAAAGAGCGATGCAAGCCGCTCAAGGTGGAATTCGTGGTGGAATGGGTGGTGGGCAAATGCAGCAAGGTGCCCCAAATCCAATGATGGTCCAATTAGGTAACCAACTTGCAAAAGGTGGTGGAATGCAAGGCGGTGGAGCTTTAGCTCAAGGAATGATGAATCGCCCTGGAATGCAAGATCCACGAAATCGTAGAGCTAGGATGTTCTAATGATTGAGCGTTCGCTTAAAGTATCAGACTTGCCACAAATCGACGCTTTATGGAATAAATATCATAAAGGTGATTTGGGTATTCCAGCGCGTAAATTTTTGATTACTGATGTAGTAATTGAGAATGGTCATCTAATTGGATATGGTATGACTCGTATGTTTGCTGAAGCTTTGATGTTTCTTGATAAAGGACATTCAAAGTTTGAGCAAGCTAAAGCGTTCAAGTTAATGATGGATAAAGCAATTCGAGATTGTAAACGCTTTGGTCTTGATGAATTAAACGTTGGAGTCTTAGACGATCATTTCAAGTCGATACTTATGGATAAGTATGGCATGAAGGATCGTGGCCCGGTTTTGCATTTAGGATTATAAGATGGGTGGATCAAAAGATAACGCCTTCCAAAACCAGTTGATGCCTCAACAGCAGGCATTTCAACAAAATATAATGCAGAACCTTGAAGGTTCGCAAGGCCGATCCAACCAAGTTTTTGACGCGGCATTTGGTGGATATGGCAATCTTCTAAAGGGTCTGCAAGCCGGTGAAGGGATTGAAAATCAGCTTCCTGCTGCACAATTGCGTGGCTTAGCCGATATGGAAAAACTTAGAACCGATAGGCCCGGCGAAGCTAATATGTATTTACAAGCTGGCTTAGCAAACATGCGGGGGCCACAGAGACAACAGCAGGGCCCGCCACAACCTTCTACAACTGATAGAATGTTTGGAATGGCTGGTGTATTGGATCCAATGTTTGCACAAATGATGGCTAATCGTGGGGCTCAGGCACCACAAGCATCTCAAGCACAAAATTATACTTTACCCCAAGGTGGCATTAAACGTTATTCGTGGGGAGGATAAGATGGGCGGCAAAAAAGAATCTCCAGCCCAAGCTCAAATATTGCCGCAGCAGTCCGCAATGCAAAGCAATATTATGAATAACCTTGAGGGATCTCAGGGTCGCTCTAATCAGGTTTTTGATGCTGCCTTTGGTGGATATCAAAATCTTCTCGGAAATTTGCAATCTGGTAGCTTTGGTGGAGGCGGAGGTGGCGGTGGGGGTGGTGCAAATTTAGCTGGCATCGCTGCCTTATCTGGTCCTGGAAATCCATGGGCCGGCCAATTAGGACGTGATATCCGCACACGGGAAATGTCTGTTTTGCCTGGATTTTATGATAGAATCAAGGCCGAGCAAACTCGTCTCCAAAATATTCAGGGTGGATATAATCCTGGTTTTACGTCTCAGATGGCTAAGCTTGCACGAGAACAAGCTCAGCAAGGCCAGGAAGCTGTATTAAATACTGAAATTAAATTAGGTGAAAAGTCGGCTCAAGCTGCGGCGGCTAATGCTGCATTTAATTTACAAAAACAAGGAATGATGGCTAATCTTGCACAACGTGCTCGTGCTGGATCAGCCGCTTCTGCGGCACAACTTGCACAGCTTCAATTACAAACTTTAGGTGGTTTATCTAATTTACGTACAGATGTACCCGGTGAAGTTGGAATGTATCTTCAAGCTGGTTTAGGAAATATGGGACAATTAGGCGCAATGGGGCAAGGTCCACAAGGCCCTAGTGGAATGGATCGTGTAATGCAAGGGGCTGCTGTTGCTGCACCCGTAATTATTGCCTTATGAATATTGCTTTAGTAGAAGACGCAAAAAAGTTAATCCAAGATCAAGTAGAGCTATATAAGAATCCTATAGTTATGTCTAGTTTTGGTAAGGATTCCATGGTTCTACTTGATTTGATTAAAAAGTGTAACCTTCAATTACCAATTCTATTTCATCGTGAGCCATTCTTTCCAGCTAAATATGAGTTTGCTAATCGTATCATCCTAGAAAACAATTATGTAGTTTATGATTATGCTCCACTTAATACTGGATTCGTGGTAAACGGTGAGATGAAAGAAATAGCTAACTTCTATCAAGTAAAAGATGGGACATGCTATTTACCTACGGGAGTGAGAGATTGGGAGCCGGGCCAAGATTATCTTTGTGGTTTATTGGATCTATATGGTAAACCACGTGGATCTTTTGGTTATCCGTGGGATCTAACTTTTATTGGACATAAGAGTTCTGACATTGATCCAATTCTTGGTAAAGTTAAATTGGTTGCTAGACAATCTGGTTTAGTATTCCCCCTAGCTAATTTTACTGACAAAGATATTTGGGAATATATTGAAGAGTTCCAGGTACCGTACGATGTAAGACGATACGATAAAACTAATGGATACAAAGAATTTAAGAACATCACGTTTAATCCTGATTATTTCCCTGTATGTACTCATTGTATGGATCGTGATTTACCTAATACTGTATTTTGCCCTAAAGTTGCTTCCTTTATTCCTAACATTTCGGCACTAATAAATTACGTAGAAATCAAACTTCCTGATTATGTTGGAGACTAGCCATGGCCTTGTTTGATTTTGGCAGTGAATTTCCAGTTGAACAGTTTAGGAATGACCAATTAGGAAATTCCATGCTGAGGCTATACCAGCCTCAAATGGAATTCTCCAATTTTAATCCGGCTCAATCCTATTCAACGCCGGCCCAGAGCTCTTATTTAGATTTCTTACAGCAGGCTCCACCACAGCGTGAAGATTTCAATCAGCCATTGTGGCAGAAAATCCTAACTGCAATTGGTGGAATTGCCACTGGCTATACTCAAAAAGACCCACGTGCTGGATTCCAATTTGTACAGCAAATGCAGGATCTACCGTATAATCAGGCACTACAAGATTATAGACTTAAAGCTGAAAATCTGGCTCGTGGTGCAGATATTGAAAAAGTTAAACTTGGATTAGAACGTCAATTTGCTGCAGACGAGCGGCAAGCTACGCAGTTTGGACAGGAACTTGGATTTAAACGTGAACAACTTGGTCAGCAAGCTTCCCAATTTGGGCAGGAAATGGGATTGAAGGGCCAAGATATAGATTTACGTACCAAGATTCTAGAAAACCAAATGCAACAAGCTGCTTTGGATCGTGCATTACAAGAGAAGAGAATTAGCGTTGAGCAATATAATTCCGCGACGCAACGGTTACGTGCTGAAACTGAGCAAAAATCCGCTAGCGATCCTATGCGTTATTTGGGCTCTATTATGTCTGGTATGGGTAGTTTTGGCCGTAGTCCTTTTGGGCCTATGGGTCAAAATTATAACCAGTCTCAACCCAGCGCTGCCATGCTAGAATTACAAGCTGGTGCTGCAATTCAATCTGATCCTATTCTTTCACAATATTTAGATTCTGGAGGTAATCTAAATATTCGTAAGATGCCACCTGAAGCTCAGGCTCGTTTACAGGAAATCTATAAGAAGATTGGGATCATGAAATGAGTTGGTGGGACGAAGGAATAGATTGGGCTAGCCAAGTTGGATCAGACATTGGCGGTAGTGTCTATAATGCTTTCGTCAATCCTTTTACTCAGGGTATCGAACAATATAAAACCGAGGAACAACCTTGGTATTCTAATTTAACGATACCTACGCCCGCCGGGCCGATCTCGCCATTTAGCCCAATGAGCAAGATTGGTACGGGCGTAATTAATGAGCTATTTGGCTTGGCTCAGAAACCAGTAAATATTGCTGCTGGTTACTATTCCGATTTGCCAGAAGCTTTAAATCCTCAAGTCCAGCCGCCTAGTATTTCTACGCTAGGCGGTGGATCTTTGCGTGATCTTGCTTTAGAAGAAGCAGGAATCACAAATCCTTATGCCTTAAAAGCTATTGAGAAAATTGGTGGAGAAGCCTTAGAAGAATTGTCAGATCCTACAAATATTCCCGGTGCTCTTGTTGGGGCGGGTGGCCTGGCCGGCCGAGTGGCTCAAGGAATTGAAAAAGGCTTGGCTGGTATGGGGGCTATTTCTGGCTTTGCTGGTGGATTACCAGAATTATATAAAGGTGGGGAAAATATTTTTCAACAGGGTATTAACCCTGAAAACTTTGGACAAATTCTTGAGGGTTTAATGGGGGTAGGATTTGGTGGATTATCGGCATCTGGCTTCGCTGGTGGGCCAACGGTTGAAACTCCAACTCCGATTACTCCACCCAATACAAGTTTAGAATTTGGCCCCAAAGCAGAAGCTCCAACTAAGATTCAAGCTCCACAAGTTGAGGCTCCAAGAGTTGAGACTCCTACTCCTGTAGAAGTTCAGCCTGAAATGGTTGATGTTTATTCTGGTGGGGATGGAACTTTTTGGTCTACTGATTCTAGCCGGGCAGCAAGTTATGGAGATGTAAAGAAAGTTACAATTCCCTTAGAAGTATTCGAAGCAGGTCGGTCTGAAGCTGCACGTTTAGGGCAGCCTACTCGATTCGATACAGTATTGCCTAATGAATGGGTTAATCGCGCAGTTGATGCACCTGAAATTCAAGCTGATGTTTATGAAGCTGAAGATACAGGGCAAAGTATTGAAGACATTTTAAGAGAATTAGGCGGTGAGTCACCAATCGTAGAAGTTCCTTTTGATGTAATGTCAGTTGAGCCTCCTAAGCCTACTGTTGTTCAGGCTCCTGAAATTGCTCCGGAATCAAAAGTCCTACCCTTTAAGAATGCCGATACAACTTTAAATCAAGCATTAGAGACTAAAGGTTTAGATTCAGTTTTAGAAACTCTTGGATTAGAAGATTTAGCTTTGCCTGAACGTACTAAGACCGGGCCTGAATTTACACCTAAGGAAGAATTAGCTACTTTTGTTTCTGATCTTAAACAAGAATACGGGAATAAATCCTGGCGCCAAAAGATGACGCCTGAACAGAAAACTAGCTTTGATGAATTACAATTGGCTGCGGTTAAAGCCCCATCTCCTAAGTTAACTTTGGTTCCTAAGACTGAGAATGTAATTCCGAAGGCTGAGATTCCGCCTAAATTCCAAACTCCACCTATTGAGTCTCAACCTACACAAATTACTACACCTCCCCCTCCCACGATTCCTCCCACTGAAATTCCAAAAGAGGAAGGACCTAAGACTCCGAAAAAAGAGGGCGGAAAATTAAAGACTCTATCTGTCTTAGAGCGCATGTTCCTGCCTACGTTACGCAACCTAGCTAAGACTAATCCTCGTATTGGTAAGAGAGTAAAAGCCTATGATGATTTCCATACCAAGGTTGCCTCTGAAAATATCGCAGATGTAAGGGAAGCTACTCAGGGAGTTAATAAAGCAGGTGAACAAAAAATTATTAGATTCCTGGACGGAGAAAAAGTCACCCTTGATTCACATGAACAGCAAGTTGCAGATAAGCTTCGAGCCACACTTGATAATATTGCCGACATTGCAGAGTCAAACAAAGTTTTGGTTGGATATCGACAGGGATACTTTCCTAGGAAATATGAAAATCAATGGGAATGGGAAGTTTCTCCCCGTTCTTTCGGAACAAAAAACAAACCATTAGGTCACCTTGAAAAATCACGCCAAGGAAATAAGCTAGATTTCCGCCGTGACTTTAAAGTTCTAGAAGAATATATTAGTGAGGCTACCCGACGTGTAGCTGAGGTTAAATATCTTGGAAAGGATTTATCTAAGGTAACTGGTAAGAAGTTTAGGGGGGAAAAACCAACTGCGGAGTATGTTGAAAAAGCTATAAGCCGTGTGACGGGCCGAGAGAGGTCCTCTACGCCAGGGCGCTTTGCTGACCGCCTACGCAAGGTAACGGCGTTGGGTGACCTTGCCTTCGCTGCCGTTTACCAACCTGCTCAGGCGGCTCATACTGCCTCTACAGTAGGCTTTAGACGTGCTACCCGTGCCGCATGGCAGACTCTCAAGAATTTTAAACCAGAAGTTCTAGAGGCTACACGTACAGGCGCTTTATGGCCCAATATCTCACATGAGGTTTCTAAAGCATTAGGCGATAAAGGCTATATGCATGGCGTGCCTACAATGGATAAGGTCATGCGTGTACATGCTAACGTAGCTGGACGTCTGTTAGCTCAAGACGCGTTAAAAGGTAACTCTTATGCAAAACGACAAATTGAAAGCCTAGGATTGAAGTTAGATGATCCAAAACTACTTTCAGAGGCAGGTCGTTTAATTGCGGATAAAACTCAATTTCGCACCGGGAGTTTGGATCTACCCCTATGGGCGTCGTCACCACTAGGAAAAATGGCAACTCAGTATTCCTCATTTGCTTATGCCCACGCCAAGTTTGTAAGTGACATGTTTAAACATCCTGTCAAGAATTTTGGGCAGATTGCCCGGTTTGCGGCAATTGGATTATTAGCCGGTGAGGGTGTAGCCGATTTACGCGAAGTCTTAAAAAGCGTAATTCCAGGGAAGGATGAAGAGGACGAAGTTTTAAAGAGAATGCTAGAAGCTGCTTCCGGAGACGAAGACTTCGACGATAAGGAATGGCTACAAAAACTTCAAGCTGCGACCCGGTCGAAAAGAATTCCAATTTCTTCTCCAGGTTGGCGAGCGGTGCAAAATCTAAGTATGGTAGGTGGGCTAGGGATCTTTCAAAACGTACTAGAAAAAGCTGCTTCGGGGAAATTTTGGCAAGTACCAATTGGCCCGGCCGGGAGTCTTTTAGTTGACACAGCAGAGAACCTTCGAGGGGATATAACCAAAGGTGTCGAAAAGGGAGATTGGCGTTTCCGTGGTTCATTAAAGAATCTAGTTTCAAATCTTCCTGCGCCATTTGTCTCCGGGCGAAAGATAGCTGAGAATCTATTTCCGGTTGAGCGTAAAGGGAAACAACCTATTGTTAAGTTTCCAAAGGTGAATCTACCGAAGGTGAATCTACCTGGGTCCTAGCTTCTTTCTCAGGTTGCTTTATATGTTTAAGAGCCTCAATTAAATTCTTTATTGGATTATTTGTACGCTCTTCTTGTGGGAGCTGATTTAAATCAAAATCATCTGGAACAATCATATCGTCCCCTTCTCTTTCATGTAATTTGTAATGGCAACGTCTGTCATTACATAGTATTTTTTATTCCCAACTGGCTGAATCTCAATTACAGCAGCTTGGGCTAAAGTCTCTACAATCTTAGCTAACTCATATGTATCAAAGTGTGCATAGTTACGCTTTAATACATCGCTATGTTCCATTTTATGGTCTGGTGCATTGATTAAATCTTGCATGAATTTATAGATTGCTGCACTATTTGCCGCTCCGCCTACGCCTGCTGTGACTGATTTAATATTTGTAATGATTTGTCCGCATGTAAAGATAGCTTGTTCTAATCGTGGCTTTGTAAAAATTAAATCATCACCTTCTGCCATCGTCATTAACATTGCAACTTTAATTACACTGTCATTCATCCGCTTGTAAATACCAGTTGTATCATTCTTTGTTTGTGTCTTAAATTCTTTGTCCCAATCCTCAAAGAATACCATAGTATCTTCATGGTCCCACGTAAATTCACCCTTTAATTTTGCAATTCTAGCTAATTCTGGTTTAATTAAATTTATATCAAATGTCTTTTTAGGTTTACGAATTAGAGAATTAATTCGATGTCTGTCTTTTTCAAGAATAATCATGGTCCGGCCGATGAACCCACCTTCCAAATCGACTTGTCTTAATTTGTCATTAAAGTGCGCGGTATTCGTAGCCGTAATCATTGTAATGTATGGATCTTTAAGTTCCAAAGAACCAGACTTTAGCGTCTTTTTCCATTCATCACCGTAGCAAGAATCATATAATTCAGTTAAGATCGAAAATGCCTGTGGATTATCCAGCAAGAGATTAGTAAACTCATTAGACACAATGAATACGTTAGTCCCTTTCTCCGGTACACCTTGAACATCAAGATACGCCTCCGACATTTTATGAATCATACCCTCAATTGAGTTCATTCCTGATATAATTCGGGTATTATTTACCGCGTTGACCATGCGTTTTGAAATATCTGTAGCATATGATTTTGTAATCCCGGGCGGGCCGACAAGCATTACAAAGATATTTGGATATACGCGATAGGCGTATTTCTCAGTCCAAACTTTTTTCTTAATTACTGCTGAAATTGCAGCTAGGACGGCCCACTTAATGTATGATCTAGGTGTTTCGATTTCATCCGTCATGTCCAAAACGGATTCGATTAAATTCATTGGGCTTTCAATTTCAAACTAGGCTCAAATCGATTCGACTTACCTTCTGTACAATTGTAACATTTAACCCATGTCTTATCCTCACATACCGACTCTGTACATTCATAATTACGATGACATTTGGGACAGATGTGGTCGTGGGTAATTGGTTTCAATTGTTCTTTGCCTCTTCTTTGACCTTACGTTGTGCCATAGATTGAAGGTATTGTAGCAAAGATGTAACTACTTCAGCAGGTTCAGCAGTATTTGGTACAAATAAAAAACTAAATGTCATACCTTTAAGATCGGAATCGTAATGTGCAGCAATAATGGCAGAGAGAATGCCATCTGATTTACGCGACTTAGGTTCATTCTCCAATTTTATAATCCTTTAATTCCTTGTAGTTTCCACCAATCTTAACCTCGCAAGGAATCTTAATTAAACCACGTGGAAGTGAACACGTCGAAAAATCTATTGGGGTTTCCATGTGCTTTTTGAATGCACGCCCCACCAAATCAATCTCAGTTTCTCGTACCATGCATGCAAACGCATCGTGAGATTCAACAAGAATACGCAGGCCCGGCAAATCGTCTTTAATACGAAGTCCAGCGTGGCTAAGATGATCCTTAACCGTAGACGATGGTATAAAAGCATAAGCCTCTCTAAATAATTTATCAGACCATCGCTCGCAAAACTTCCTCCGCTGGCCGAATGGATTAGTCAGTACCTGATTCAAACGCTTCAATGCCGCTTGAACTTCAAGGTGAAATACTTTCTTAATCTTCGGGGTCCGGCCATGGAAAATTGTTAGAATGTCTCCGGCATTTTTCTCCGAAATAGAGATAGGAATGCCAAACCGTCGAGCATCCGCGTTGACAGTAAGCATCAATTTACGCTTACCTTCACCATAATTTCCAGCATGTCGGCATGTCTTACCGATAAACCGTTTATCTTCGCTTACATTGTCTACATCTCTAATTGGTTTGCAACCAAAAATCCATGAAGATGTGACAGTATGGATATCTTCATGGTCGAAAAGATGGAGGGTTTCATCATCTCTTGCGAGCAATGCAACGATACGCGCCTCAGCCTGTGATAAGTCAGCTTCAAAAATAACATAGCCCGGGTCGGCATCAAATGCTTTTCTAACGTCCGACCCAATAATGCCATGTTTGGTCATTACTTGGAACGGGAGCCCAAAACCTTTGACCGGCCGGACGGGTGGGTCACATTTTGAGGTACTACTTCGTCCCGTTTCTGTGCCGATAATGCGATAGGACGTTCGCATTCTACCGTCTCCGTCGGGGTAGGCGCTAAGATAGGTGGAGAGGGTTTTAAGAACCCGTCGGTTGTCAATGATGATATTGATAATTTCTTTTGTACGTGCATCTTTCGCATGATTTCCTAAAAGCGCGACTAGTGTTTCCTCCCCAACTGAGCCACGCTCTTCTCCTTTTTTAGTTATCGAAGAAACTTTAACGGGCAGATGCAAATCTTTTGTAATCAGGTTGAAAACCTGAGGATTGGATCGAACGTTTATGTCGAAGCCGGCCAATTCTTGGAGACGTTTTGAATTCTTATCCGCCTGATCTTTGTACTTAATGATTAATTCTGACCAAAGTTTTTCATTTACTTGAAATCCCTCAGCTTCTATCCCCATGTAAAATTCATGGAGCCGCATCTTAAAGTCAAAATAGTTTAGAAGCCCATATTCTTTGGCATCAGAGATTAAAGCATTGTACGCTTCAAATGTAACACATGCATCTTTGACGTTATACGTAAAGAGTTGGTCAATTGGGTCTTTATCGTATCGGAATTCCCGGCCTTCATCCTTATAATATGGTTCGCGTGTGTAGATCGACGCGATAAAATCTAGACCTTTCGGGAACTCAGGATTTACGATTCCCTGCAATAGCATGATATCAGCAAAAAGGTGGTGGATATGCAGGCCGGATACTGATTCTAATTTCTGATCGTCAAACTTAAAGTTCTGTCCGATAAACTCTTTCTCTGGATCGGATAGAAATACATCCAAGAGTTTATACATCTCTGCCAATTCACGATATGGAATCCTATAATCTGATTCCTCAATATTCACAAGCTGAATTGACACACCGAAGTCTGGATTTGGGGCGATGCCTAAACAAACTGGGATGGATTTTCTGGTCTCAATGTCCAATGCATAACGTTTATGCCCTGCGAATTGTTTAATAAATTCGTAGAGCGCCAGAGAATCTTTGATAATCTTAACGTTTCTCTGAGGAACCTTGTACTCTTTATATTTAGATTCCTGTACCGCTCGGTTTACATCAAGCTGCATGTAATATCGGGTCGAATATTTGTGTGATCCTCCCTCATCGTCTTCTGATTCTGAATGAAACAAGAATGCAGGATGGATTGTTGAGACTACTTTGCATCCTGTATTCGGGGAAAGTAGAATTGATCCACGATATTTCGTGATACCGTTTTTTCCCGTCAGAAACTTTAGCGGGGTATTGCCTAGGGCTAAAATAACATTAGGTTTAATCGCATTAATTACTTTAGTAATGCGTGGATAAAAATCTTCCTCGGTTACGCCGAGTTCTTTCAATCGTCTAATCTTATTATCTGGTGGCTGGATTGGAACAACGTTATCCACGAAGACTTCGGACCTTGAAATCCCCGCTGAAGATAACATCTTGTCCAACATCTCACCAGACTTGCCAATGAATGGCAAACCATGCTCGGTACCATTGCATTTGCATACGGCTTGTATTTCATTATAGCCAGGAGCTTCTCCAATGACCATAAGTTTAGCATTGGAGTTGCCATGTCCGAGTACGGTTTTGAAATTCATTAGTCTTGACTCTGCCAAATCATCAATACACTCGCTATTACTAATACGAATCCTAGAATGCTATATCCATTACCATCGCCATATACTAGTAAAGCTATTCCAGAGATAAATACAACAAGTCTTTCAAAAATTTTCATTTTATTTTCTTGGTAGGTGCAGACATTGAACCGTAGACTTTTGGTTTAAATTCAATCGTGATTGCTAGAGGGATCTTAGGTTTATGCTTTCGGCACGGGCCCGGCCGACGTGTCCAAAAAATTCTCTTGCAATCTTTGACTGTGCAATTCAATTTCTTCACAGATAAATCTCCTCAAAGGTTCCAGCATTTGTAGAGTAAATTACTTTTCTGAATTTCTTTTCTTTAAGTAGATCGAGACATGCAGGACATGGCTTTGCCAAACCAATTTTGCCTGCTTTTGTTAATCTGATGTTGACCATTACCAAATTCTTTGGCCGTGTTGTAACTCTATCTACGCCATGAATAGCATTTGCTTCGGCGTGCTCTTCTCCATCATTATACCCACCAGCAATGGGATTGCCACGTCTAAAAACAATCGAAGCGTGCCTATGCTGTCTCTGGCTTCTCATCGCCGTCTTCCGCAATAGGTTTAAATTGATCCGCATCTGCGCCTTGTTTAATTAATAACTCTTTAATTCGTGGTGGCTGCCAACCCTCAGGTTTTAATACCTTTCCATCGCCCCGGACCGGCCCGTTATCCTTCAACATATTTGTTCTGTGTACTTCTTTCCATAGAGGATTCAAATCTATACCATATGATACTGCTGTACCAATAAGAACGTAAATTGAATCGACGATACCATCTGCAATATCAACTAGATTATCTCTATGAATTCCATCAACTGTCTCTCTAACTTCCTCTTCAATTAGAGAGATACGCAATAATCTGGTTGCTATTGTTGGTAATTGGGGTACATGGATAGATTCTAAACCAAATTTCTCGTGAAATTTAACCATGTCGGCTTGCCATTTATTCATTTGGCTGGCTCCTCTGGTTTGGGCGCAGGCTGTGGATTTGGAATCTTTCCTTGCCTTTGCGCTTCGATATTTACTATCGCATGAAATACTTGGTGATCTTGATAAGTGTGTAAAGCAAATAGAGATAGGAATACTCCTAAAATTCCTAGTAGAATCGGCAACACGTATGTCTTAAACTTTTGCGCCAACTGAATCCTCCATCAAATGAGAAGACATGATAGCCGCGTAAGTAGCTGAATCAAGAAATGTATCGTTAATGCTTTCATTGTTGGGTGTCTGACCACTCTCTAGAAGTTGTAAGATTCTAGCGAATTTGACTCCAAGCAATACGAGATACACTTTATAGATTGGTACATCTGCAACTTGTGCTGCATACTTAAAGTTAGAATAAGGATCGGCCGCCTTTGAATAGTCTGCGCTTTTACTAGCATGAATCTTAGCCATTTGCTCTAAAAGTAGGCTAAACTTTGTTGGAATTGGTTTTATTTCGTACGTCTCACGTGGCTTATCGCTGATGCCATTCTCTCTATTCGGAATATTGCCGGGCTTTCTTTTGCCGCGCGATACAATATCCAAATTGTTCCCATTAATGTTGGGCTTACCTTTAATTCCCTTGCGGAATCGTAAAGTGACCACCCGTTTTTCTTTCGGCCCGGCTTTGCTATGCCTAACGCTTTTTGCTTTGACTCGTGAAACCGGCCGAGCCTTTGAGTTATTTCTTGCCATGTCTCTCGGCTTTCTTTGCCACAAAATTGGCAGATCATTTTTCCTTCAATAAAGTTTCCAAAACTATAGCTCGTAACGAAATGATTATGTCGGGCCTATGGACCATTGGTGATCCAGCGTAATACCATTTTTTTGCTACATTTTCGACGATTCTATTTGCTAGATCGACTGCATCTTTTTGATTCACGATTTTAAACCTTTCAATTCTGATTCAATATCTCGCAAATCAGAAGCCGCATCTTGCACGCCATGCCAATCTTTATTATCTACTTTCATTTGTAGATAATCTTCCATGACACCTTCCTGTTGCTCAAGAATTTTTATTCTTTCTTCTCGATATGTTGGAAACGGTTCTATAACTTTTCCAGGTTTATAAGTGGTGTGACCGGAGAGAATCGAACTCTCACGAGGTTTATCCTCGGCAGATTTTAAGTCTGCTGCGTCTGCCTGTTCCGCCACGGTCACATTTTTGGGATTGAATTTAATATATGGGCAAAAATCATTTATACAATGACAGACTCCATACCCATATTCACTTACATGTTCAAGCATATCATGACCACAAATATAAATTTGCATAGCCATATATTATATTCAATCTCAAAAAAGGTGGGGGGCTTTTACACCCCCCACCGAATTTATTTTGAACTACTCTAGCGGGCGATAATCCGCAAGGTTGTTTACAGTACGACCCTCATACTCTTGGTTCTTTACGTAACCAGACAGCTTCTTACCCTTCAATGTCTCATCATCAATTCGCAGGCCCTTGAGACCTTGCTTCGGAATCTCAGCGCCGCAAGCCTTTGCGAAGTTAATGATAAATGAAGGATACTCAGGCGAAAACGTAGAAGCTAGCGGAACGTTTTGTACTAGACTTCCATCCGATGCGGTGCCTTCGAGACAGACGAAGGAAATCGTAACCTTCGGCTTACCCGTAGACTTAGCAATACCATCTTCAACCTTCTTGACTTCAATCGGATACCAACCCGGTTGAAGAACTGTACCACGAGCAACATCTTCAGCGGTAAAATCAAATAGAGCCATTTATTTCTCTTTCTTTCTTATCTTCGTTCGTATGCTTCAATTACCTTATCAAGTAATTGATCTAATGTAATGTCATCTACTTCAGGCCGGCCTGGTTTTAATTTCACCATCCTTTCATGCGTACTAAATCGAAACTTGCATATAAGACATCGACGACGGCGCCAAACTACTGTATCTTGCTTACGAGTATTATAAATTTCTGTCTCTTTCTTGCAGTTTGGACACGTCATCTCTTTTAGTCCTGTTTAAAACTATCCAAATTATTCGGCCGGCTATAAGCAAGAGAAGTAGTCCGATCACTTCTAACGAATTCAATTTTAATATCTCCTTTAAGTAAAGATATAATTGCATTGGCCGAACCCAAGACAAAGCCAATAAGGAATCCCACTAGAAAATAATAGATCATCCTACGTCAACTCCTAGAAGCTTACAAGCTGCCTGGATTTTTTGAAATAGGCCCGGCTCGCCCGGCTTCATAGTAAATTCTAATTCGCTAGGTAACGGCAAAATTGTCTTTGTATTAATTCCAGCGCCTTTATCTACTGTTGACATAAAGTATTTGGGTTTAGAATCAAATCCCGTTCGCCGGGAGAATAGATAAATTTCGTTGAAATAACCTGGGATCTCGGCCGCAATAGTCTTGCCTCCGGTGAGCAATCTTTGCTGGATTACATCATCCTCGTTTAGCTTTTTACTACTCGTCTCTACAAGGTGTGCAGTCAGGATGAAGTTTGATTTAAAGTTAGTTCCACGAAATGCATCCATCATTACTGAGAGTACGCGCGATTCACCATTGAAGTCATCAACCTGTGTCATTTGGATGACGCCTTTGGAGAGACCCTTTCCGGAACGCATTGAGATTGAATAGTTAATTGCCATTCTTGCTAAAGAAGTTAGAGAATCTAACACGTAAGTTTTGAATGGCGAATTTCCTGCCCGAATTTGTGTGATTTTATTCCAGAGTCTTTCATAATCATCTGGTCCATAACTCTCATACTCAATGTCGGCCCGGCCTGGAAACATCGGTGCTACTGCATCAATACGTTTATCTAAGTCAAAGAAAAAGATTGGAGAGGGATAGCTCGCGGCTGCAATACTTTTTCCAGACCCCGGCGGGCCAATAAATAAGTTAAATTGCTTACCACCAATCTTAATGTCTTTAATGCTTGGCATTATTTATCTTCAATTCCTTTTCGACACGGGCTAATAAGATTGTAATATTATCAAGTCGTGAATTAATTAGGCTCCAAAAACCAATATAAAAATAAGGAGACCCAAGTGCTTCATTCACTGATTGCCTCTCGGTCTAAACTTATTCTCTCCATGATTATAATTCAAATAAGGTTTCCAGCCATCTCGATCTACATCACGTAATTCATTGATTGATTCTAGGATTCTACCTTTTAAAACTTCACCTGTTTTATCATAACGTCGCAATTGAGAGAAACCATTATAGCTTTTCTTCGGGCCGTTATCCATTATCTTCTCTTATAAATAGAGATAAATAAAAAGAAACCGACTGATGCAACTAAAAATATAATCACTTGCATTCACATTCATTAAGCTGATGATGCGGCTTGTCCCACGGAATATTGCAAATTAGACCTAACGATCGGGAGACTTCTCTAATCTTTTCCCAAAGTGGGCCTTTTGGATTCCAATTCTTTAGAGTCATATACTCTGTTACTGCCAAATCAAACGCCAAACTTTTACCAAATGGTGGTTGAGGTAAATGCTTAGAGTTGTAAGTCTTTGAGGACCCGATACTAACGTAATAACGTTGTCTATCAAAGTCTCGCAGTGTTTCTAACAATGTAACTTGGATTTTTAGCTTATCTAATTCAGTAACTAAATCTAAATACTTAACTCGAATACAACTACAAAGATCATCAGAATTATTTGAAATAGTACCAGGAATCATTCTAGTTTCCTTTCCCAAAATTTCTTAGCGAACTTTAGCATTACTTTTTTGAATCTCGGGTAACAATCTGAGCAAACGAACTGGTCTTCTTTCAAGTAGCGAATTTCGCATAGTTCGCATATCTTTTGCATGTCTTCCATCAATTATCATTATTGAATTACTACCACATGTTGCACATTGCCAAAGCTTGGTTATCAATCTAGTAGAATCGCAATTGGCACAAATGCCTAAACGATCAATTTTTGACTCAAACGTCAACGACGTTTCATCTTTAATCATTTATTTAATTATCCCAATTGAGCGTAGTATCCGCTCTGTCTCTCCATCTTTACCAAACTTTTTATTTTTGCAAGACACACAAATTGGCTTTAACTTTTTAGGAACTGTAATTACAAATTCATTTAAACAAGACCAACAAATTGAAGTACGCCCTAGGATTAACTTCTCAGGGATGTAATGATTGCAGTTAGGTAGCAAACATCGGTAGACATAATAGGGATTATCTTTATCCCTACCGATATCTACTCTCTTATATTTATGAATTTCGTGTGCCATTATTATGTACGCTTATCATAGATATTATGTGGAGCACGCACTGTAAAATCACGTATGATTGTATATTCTCTGGCGTCAGGCGTTGCTTCACAAATTTTCTTGAACCAGCAATTCCAGCAATTCACTTCGCGCATGGGAAAATAATCTTTTTCGATGAATCGAATTAATTCCATTGAATGATAGATTACAGACTCACGCCATTCTTCAATATGCTCTTTTGTATAGGACAAAACATCGCGGTGGAACCTATCGCCCGGCCCTTTACTTGTTTGAAATCCGATTCTATTTTTAACGATCGTGTCTGACTCAGTTGCCCATGCATAGCAGGTGAATTGGTTGGATAAAATCGTAGGGTATGAAATCTTGGATTCTGTTTTGTGATCTACGGGAAAAGCTTTACTGTTTAGATTCTCCGTAATTAAATCTATGATGCCTTCCATTACTATTGTATGCTGATCGTTCTTAAATATCTCTTTGGTAAATGGAGTCTCAACCTTAAGGGGAGACCACCCATCGTCTGCATAATATACAGCATACTCTTGATAATTACGAATACATGCCTCAACGATTTCATGGTCGTATTCATCATTACGATTCTTCTCACGGGCCAACTCGGTAACTGCCATGATAATTTCATTGAGAGCTAGCTCTGGATTCTCTTTCTGAGAAATTATGAGATTGTAATGCATTTCAAGCATTTCATGAAAGAGAGATCCTTGATCCATCTTATCACGCTTCGCACCAATTTGGGACAGACGTCGAATGGACGAAAAATTATATTTCGTTGGGCATTCTTGCGCTGTATTAAGCCCCGACGGGCTAATTGTTAGGATCACTTTTTAAATTCTTTCTCCAATTCATTTGAGATATAATCGCATTTGTGTACGATCTTCCGAAGATAAAAATCTACTGTCTCTTCAGTGAGTGAATGATCGTAGATAATCAAATCAAAATGATTTTTCATATCCGATGCATCGCCCATTAAACGTTTGAGAGTTGCAATCTTATCTGGTTTCATTTGATTTAATTAAACAAATAGAGCAATGACAAATGCCCAAGCCAAACAAAAAAGTAATGCAAAAACTACTCGTGTCTCTTTCATAAAATTCTCCTGTCTGGACTTTGGACCAGACCGTGGTTTAAATGGGGCCGAAGCCCCATTCCATCACCTTAAGAAATTACTGATCCTGCTTACGCAAACAACCCGTATCAGATTGGCCCGGCGTCAGATTGAAACCATCAATCGCAACTCCAGGGAAAGGAATCTCGCAATGATTTTCCGTACCATTCCAATTTGCTCCAAGACCAGACAATGCATTACACTTGGTAGCCTTAAATGCTGGGTTACCCGTAATGTTATAAAAACAAGTATCGGGCTCAGCTGCAACGCAATTTCCGAATTCATCAATTACAAGCCCTTCAGGCACCGAAGCTTGAAGTCCAGGAATATTGGGGCAGGAGTCCGACGGCGGGCCCGGCGGCAGACAATTTCCAGCCTCGTCAACAACTAGCCCGGGTGGGACAATCGGCTGATTTCCTTCAAGATTAGGGCAAGCATCGAAAGGTGGCTCAACGCAATTACCAGATTCATCGAGAATCAATCCCTCAGGGACCACTTCTTGATTGCCAACAATATTGGGACAGAAATCAACGGGAGGAGTAACGCAATTTCCAATTTCGTCGAAAATCAAACCTTCAGGCAAGACAAGCTGCAAGCCTTCGATGTTAGGGCAAACGTCGGTAGGCTCTTCATCCTGATAGCAATAGGTACCGTCTGCATGATATCCCTGCGGCACAACAGTTTGCAGGCCACGAAGATTTTCGCAAACATCCTTACGAGTTTCGGTCGAGCAACCGGGAGACGACAAACCCTCAGAGTCCAGCATGTTATTGCCATGAAGCTGATTATTTGTCATTTCAGGTGAGATTGAATCAGACAGATAAAAATCAACCTGCAACCAATAACCGCAACCTTCAAACTTAACATTGAAAGTCTTGGTTTGATTCGAGTCAACAAAGAATGGCCCGCCATAGCCCAACAGATGCTGTGGCTCCTGATTCGAGTTGAACACGAGAATGAAAAACGGCCCAATCTTTTCACCAGTAGGATTGAAAACCGTTCCATTAACCGACTGGCCATCGGCGCCAATCGTTGCAGTAATGTGCTGCTTTAGTTTCCAATTGTATGCTGAAATGGAATAGGACGTAGAAGCCGAAGCCGAAGTCTCAATCTTTGGAATCTCGACTGGAGTTGCACCAGTAATAGATCCACTACCCTTGCTATTACAACCAATCACGAAAAGCAGACCGCCAAGAACGAACACCCTCTTCATTTTTATTTTCTTTCTTATGATCGGACACCATGTCCGAACTGGTTAGCTCTTTGTTATTCAACGTCAATTTGATGCGACGCGCGATAATTCAACGTATCACACTTTGCAAAATATGGATTGCTATGTCCTAGTTCCTCACCACCCTTTTTCCACAATGCGAAATGGATAAATTCGTGCGAAAGCGCAGCTTCAAACCAACGACGTACCACAGAGATAGAAGTGTATTGCATGCATCCTGCGGCCTTAATGCCGGAGCAATCAATTGCCTCTTCATATACATTGATAGGATAGGAAGATCCAATAACTTTAAACTCAACACCAACGCATGCAGCTTGAATCGGCCACCAATGCTCTGCAATTGCCTGCAAATTTGCATCGACCGGCTTGACTTTCATAGACGGCAATGGAATATATTCGGGATTGGTCGGGCCGGTCGGCGGGCTACAGCCTAAATTTATTAGGAAGAGTGCGAGACTAAACTTTTTCATTTCTTGTTTTCTTTTTTAATATATTTAATTTCGATGCAATCATGATGCGGCTCACAGTAAATGCAAACATCCTCCCCGCACCAATCACACATATCCAATAGTTCAGAATTGTATGGAAAGTGTCGGCCGCATTGATCGCAAAGCTTTACTAATTCCACTTGCTTAAATACCGTTCTTAATTACGTATCCTAAAATAAAGAATAGAAAGAATAGAATGGCCCCATCAATCAGATCGTCTTTGTATTTAGATAACATTATTTAGCCATCTTTCTACTTTGGTAACGCTACCGTAGCACATAGTAGGAACATGGCAAGTAATGTAAATTACGATTGCTGGCAATGCGAGCAAATTTTCATTGTCGCCTCTAGCGACTGCTGAAATTAGATTATTCTCAAAGACGGCCATTAGAAAACCACCAGGATGAATTCGCTTTGTTGCATACAAGTTGATTGAATCTTTTGTTTCTTTTGGTATTCTTGCTTCGGATAGAATTTCAATAATCATTTTATTTGCTCATTTTATCAAGATAACTATCGAGATAACCTACGGCAAGTCCAAGTAAAAAAGCAAAAATTACAATCCCCATTTTTTGCCACCCTTAGCAAAGAGCAATTCAGCCATCTCTTTAATTACGCTAGTCTGATTCCATTGGACGGCCTCGTTGCCCATCGTTTTTCTACAAATCTCACGCTTGCGCTCTTTAATCTCCGTGAGAAATTCATCGGGCGTTCCTAAAGCAATTGCATACGTAGCATTAATTTTATTCGCCGTCGTACCAATGCCAGGAAATCTATCTTCGGCTTGTTCTTCATTGGCCGGATTCCATTGCAATTCTACCATTATTAGGTCCGAGCACATTTGCCAATTCTTACCCTCTCCTGCGGAGAGTGTCGATGCGATCATAATGCGCTTATTAGGATCGGTTTTAAATGCTTCGTCGATTCTAATACCTTCGTCCGAGCCGGCATTGGCCGATGTTAACATTAATGGTGCGTGTAATCCTAGCTTCTTTGTAACGTTAAGTATGTTGTTATAAAGTCCTAGGCCAACGTTTTGATGGTGAACGAATAAAACGATTTTTCTATCGTTGTCTTCTAGGAATTCTTCAACATATTCTGTAACGGGTAAAACTTTGGCCAGGCCGGTGATATGACGCAAACGATTAAGTTTTGCTAGAAGATTACTCGTATCCCCGAATTCATTATTTCCAGACTGGTATTCTTCTTGGAATTCGATATAGGCTTTCTTATAAGCTTGCTCGACTTCTTGACCTAACTCAACGAAGAAATTAGATCGAAACGTTTTAGGCAAATCTGGTAGAACATCATCGCGCATGTATCGAATAGTAAAGTCTTGTGTTAATTCCTTGAATCTATCCGTTTGGTGCCGATTAATTCCACCTACTTTATAGGAATAGCCAGTGAAATAGGAATCTAGGAAATCACGCTCAAATTGCGTTTCGGATGCAAAACGATCAGGCCTAAGTATATTAAGGATGGGAAAATACTCCCCCGCATGATTTTTAATTGGCGTGCCACTCAATGCCATTACATAGGGGATATCCCTAACTGCAAGTCTAAGTGCTTGCGTCCGTTTTGTTTGTGAATTTTTGATTTGTTGGCATTCATCTAAAATCACCAATTGTAAATTCAAATCTTTAAATAAATCTTTGTTGCGGAGTAAGTCATAGGATAGGATGAATGCCTTGAAAATTCCAGGGAATGGCTTATCATTCCCATTTACAATGATTTGTGCCGGCTGGCCGGTCCAATCTAAAATCTCTTTGAACCATTGTGCGCGTAGGCTACCTTTACAAACCACTGCAAATGGCATGAGTTTTTCTGGAAAACGTTTTACGGCCATCAACGCGCAAACTGTTTTTCCAACACGCTGTTGATGAAAGATTCCTGTTCTGAAATTACTGTTGATTATGAAATCTAAAGTCTTGTACTGATAGGGAAATGGTCTCTTTCCCATTAAACTTTCACATGACCATTTCTTAAAAGTATCTTCAAGATAAGTTACAATTGTATGTCCGCAGTCTAGCTTTACCTTTTTCTTTGTACCGGAAATAGAAAAAGAATTCTCATGCGCAAGCTTGCCACAATACGGACAGGCTTTGCGAATGATCGTAGACTTTGTTTTATCTTGAATATTTGAGAGCATTTAAATTTTCTAATTTGATAGATAAGTCGCAAGAAACCTTAGCAAGCAAACTCGACAAAGACTCCAGAAATTGCCATCGTTATCAATGTAGTATCGAATCGTAGATGTTAGCTTGTTACAACCGTGGCACATTTTAATTTTCTTTCTTTAGATTTTGCTTCAAGTCTTTTCCAAAAATAATTTGCTCAGCCGCTTGACGCGAAAGACCAAGCTTTACAAAGTCTCGAATCTTCTTTTCCTGAATCGTAAGCTTTTCTTTATTAGCTGTCTCACGCTCCTTAAATTCAGGCTTATACTGTTTATCAGTCGCCTTGATTCTCTCACGTTCAGCGACTGTGGCTTCCTGAATAAATTGAAGCTTAGCCAAATCGGCCGCTTGATGCGCAGTTTTCAGGTCTTTAATGCATTCTTCAAGAAATTTGATATGCTCAATCAAATCGTCGAAGTTTTTTGTCCCATCTTCTTTGATTGTGACCAAATCGCGAGCAAAGAATGTACGATCATGAAAGAGTTTGATACGTCGTTCTTTCTTTGTTTCCTCATCCATCTTCAGAATACCATTTAACTTTGGTTTGGCAAACTCTATAATCTCCTGAATTTCAGGAAATTTCTGGGCCGGCCCTAATTCTTTTTCGTTTTCCAATTTCTTAAATCTTTCTCTTAACCATTGTGCGTGATTGCATGGGCATGTTAAATAACTTTGATGCGGATATATTAATCGTGTATCGTGGCCTATCGCCTGATCGCTAAGATTGATTATTTCCGGGGTTAACATCGGATGAATGGTCGTCTGATAGGATCAATTGGTCAAGATACTCTTTTGCTTTTTCGTTGTCTTCATTGATTGCGTCAATGTTTTCTAGGTTAATGTCCATCGTGTCGTCTAAACAGTATTTGCACATTTTATCTTGTCCTTTAAAAGCCGGGCCGGTCTGCTAAACCTTCAGCCGGCCCGGTACATCTTGTTAATTTACGCTACGCCGCGATGGGTAATTCGTCATTTAAAGTTTCTACCGTATCACCCGGTGAGTCAGTCACTTTCTATCAACGAATTTCATTTTTAGATATCTACCTAAGACTTACATGGAATTAAGAATTAGTAAAGAAATCCAATGCTTAGGTAGATACCAAAAAATAAAATTAAATATCTTGCAGAATTAATCGGCCGGTCGTGAGGCATCGGCGCGGGCCAAAAGCTTCTAAGGCCCATCCTGTCAAATCAGTGGGTTTAATTTCGGTATCATCTTTAAACTTTTCATACGCGATATCGAAGCAATTCTTACAGATAAAATATCGCTCGGATTCTGGCAATTCGGAAAGGATCAATCCAACATTTTTAATTGCAATGAAATTTTGTTTGCATTCAATGCAATTATAAATTGAAGTATTGTCAATATGTTTTTGGTGACAGACTACAATTTGATTAATTAACTTTGATGCATAAAGCTTATTATTTGCTTGATTACGAATCAAATCTTCCTGTGTAAGAGAATTGATTTCGACTATCTTTGCATTTTCAGCTTCAAAAACCAAACGCTCTGCTTCAATACGCTTACGATTTTTCAAAGCTAAGACGATTGCAGAATCTACGATTGGGAAATCGTCTGGCAGAACGGCAAAAGAATGTTGATTCATTATTTTGTTTCTTGAATCGTTTTTAATTTCTCTTTCCAATCATCTTCATTATTTAGCATTAAACTAATTTAAACTAATTTAAAAAAGTATCAAAATCCAAACCCAAATTACTAGGCCAAAACTCATACCAAGCAAAAGCCCGGTCGGGCCTTTCATGTCGTGATTCTCGTGCTTTTTTAGAAGATTGATTTTATGTGCCATTTTGTTTAAACTTTCGGTTTCTTTGAGGTTTCTATTACGATTCTAAGTGGTCTCTATTAGATATCTATGACCTTGACGGCACCTAAGGACTTAAGACCCAAGGACTTAGCTAGACCCCTCTCCCTCTCCCAATATACGACCCCCCGTCCCCCTTGTCAATGTGTCATTTCTACCACATAAAGTTAGGGTGGGAGGTTTGTTGTTAGTATAAAAAAAAAAAAAAAAAAAAAAAAAAAAAA